CACCAACCGGGAGATCAAGTCCACCGACGCCCTCGAGGCCGCCGTACGGACCCTCCAGGCCGAAGGGCTGCCGGTCGAGCTGGTCGTGGTCACGGGCAAGACGTGGTCCGAATCGCTGAGGGCGAAGGCCGCAGGAGATGTGTACTTCGATCAGGTGGGCCTCGGCTACGGCTGCAACGCTATCGAGGCATGGGGCATGGGGATTCCCGTCATTGCAGGGGCCGACGAGTGGACGCTGGCCCGCATGCGCCAGGAGTGGAACACCGACCGCCTGCCGTTCTACGAGGCCACGGTGGACACCATCGCCGATGCACTGCGGGACATGGTGCAGAACCCCGACCTCCGAGCCGAGTACGCCGTCAAGGGGCTGGCCCACGTCAACCGCTACCACGCCGAGAAGCCCGCCCTCGCCCGTCTCGCCGAGCTGTACGGCATGGCGATCCGCAAGATGGCCGCAGCCCCGCTACCCATCCAAGGGCCGGAGTTCCCGGTCGAATCGGGCATCTTCCGCACTGAGCTACCCACGCTGAAGCTGCGGGTGGGCAACCAGATGGTGACGTTCCGCGATGGAGTGGCCCGCATCCCACACCCGCACATCGCGCAGAAGGTACGACGCATCGCCGTCGACGTACCGAAGTACCGCATCCGCGAGGTCATGGACGCCGATGGTCATGACACCTTGGTGGAGATGCCGGCATGAAGCGCCAACGCCACTGGCCTGCCAACGTGGAGCGTAAGGTACTGCCGCTGGTCATGCGCCGGGATAACTACGAGTGCCAGATACGCGGGCCGTACTGCACCGGGGTGGCGACATGCATCGACCACATCCATCCGAAGGCGTGGGGTGGAGGAGTGGACCCATCGAACCTACGAGCCGCGTGCAAGCCCTGCAACCTGCACAAGGGAGCGAGGAGCGACGCGCAGCAGCCTGCCCTGTTTTTTAGAGGTGCCACTTACCGGACAGCCCCACTCCGCAAAATACCTCCCCTTACCTCACCGTGGACGCCCGTAGTCGCCGATTACTCCCGAAAGCCGTCCGATACGTGACCGTATCCGCCCCTACCCAACCGAAGGCACTGGTCGGGGTGCAGACCCCGCGCCTTGCTCCTCCCATGCCCGCCAAGTCGCGTATCGCCGAGCTGCGGGCGGTGGCCGCCGACGTGGGCATCAAGCTCATCCCGGCCCAGGACACGGCCTGCCGCTACCTCACCGCCACCGGGCCCGACGGCTGGCTGTTCCGCGAGGTCGCCATCATCGAGTCGCGCCGTAACGGCAAGACCGAGATTCTCGTGCCGCGCATCGTGATGGACCTGCGCGCCGGCAAGCACGTCCTGCACACCGCGCAGAACCGGACCCTGCCGCGCCGGGTGTTCATGCGGGTGGCCCACTCGCTACGCGCCGACGAGATCGGCTCCATCCGCTACGCCAACGGGCAGGAGCAGATCATCATGCGCAACGGCGGCGAGTACCTCATCGTGGCACCGAAGCGGGGCGCTCGTGGGTTGGGCGCCGACACGCTCATCTTCGACGAGCTACGCGAGTTCGAGGACTTCGACATCATCGCCGCCGCTTCGCCGACCCTGACCGCGTCGCCGGACCCTCAGACCATCTACTTGAGCAATGCCGGTTCGGACGCGTCGGTGGTGCTGAACGACCTCAAGCGCCGTGGCGAGGATGCCGAGGGCGGGCTGGCGTACCTGGAGTGGAGCGCGGCGGCGGACCGCAGCATCGACGACCGCGCCGGCTGGGCCGAGGCCAACCCGGCGCTGGGGCACTTCCTCAAGATGTCATCGCTCGAGACGGCGTTCAGCACGCTCCCGCCGGCCACATTCGAGACGGAACACCTGTGCCGCTGGGTGGCGTCCATGCAGCCGCGCCTGGTGGGTGACGCGGCATGGATGCAGTGCCGTACCACCATCGAGTCGGAGCCCATCCGGCCGGCGGTGGCGTTCAACGTCGACCCCTCCGGCCGCAGGGCATCGGCGGCGATGGCGTGGCAGATGACCGATGGCCGCATCGCGCTGGTGGAGCTGCTGGAGGCGGTGGGCGACCCCATCGACCTGCCCGCCCTCGGCGCGGACCTTAGCGCATTGGTGCAGAAGCACAACGCGCGCAAGGTATCCTACGCGTCGTGGACCGACAAGGATCTGGCTCGCCACGTCCCGAGCGCCGAAGCCCTCGATGGCAAGGAGTTCGCCAACGCCTCCGAACACTTCGCCCGCATCGTCCTGTCCGGCCGGCTGGCATGGGATGGCGCGACGCACGTCACCGACGACCTGACCTGGACCGCCCGCAAGCCGCACGACTCCGGAGCATGGTTGGCCGTGCCTGCCACGCATGAGCGCTCAGTAACTGCCGTGCTGGCTGCCATCCGAGCGGTGTGGCAGGCGGCGGCTCCGCGCAGCATTCCGAGGATTGGCTGATGTCGCTTCTGTCGCAGCTGGGCGCCATGTTCCTCGACGGCATCGGCCCCGTCGACGTGCAGGCGCGCCACGCCTCTGAGTTCCCATCCTTCGAGGAGCAGATGGCGATTATCCGCAATCGCCACCGCCCACTGGGCGCGTATCGCGGTGCAAGTGTCGACGACGCCCTGAGTGTGCCCGCCATCTTCAGCGCCGTGACCCTCATCGCCGGCACCATGGGCACCCTGACCATGGACGCCTACCGCAACGAGGTCAAGGTTGCCAGCGCGGACCGGCCGCGCATCCTGGTGCGGCCCAACCCGTTCAGCCGGCCGCAGTGGTTCTGGTTCCTGTCGGCCTTCTACAAGGCCACGCGCGGCGAGCGCTGGTGGTGGGTGGCGGCGCGCGACCCCATCGACGACACGCCCATGAGCCTGTTCCCGGTCCCACCGTGGGAGGTGCAGGTCGAGCAGAACGACAACAACCGCCTGCAACCCACGATCCGGTGGAACGACCGCATCATCCCCAACCGCGACATGATCAGCGACTTCTGGTTCCCCGACCATTCGGGGCTCAGGGGCGTGGGGCCGTTGCAGAAGGCCGGCGCGGCGGTGTCGGTGGCGGTCGAAGCCGAGGAGTGGGCGGCAAACTTCTACGGCGGCTCCATCCCGTCCATGATCGGCACCACCGACGAGATGCTCACGCCCGACGAGCTGGTGCAGCTCGACAAGCAGTGGCTGGAGAAGCCGCCCAACCTGCCGCGCTGGCTGGGGCGCGGCGTGACCATGACGGAGTCACCGTTCGACCCCGAGCGCGCGCAGCTGACCGAAACGCGCCAGTACAACGTGGGCGAGGTGGCCCGCATGTTCAACATCCCCGGCGCCCTCATCGAGTACCAGTCGGCCGGGTCGTCGCTGACCTACCGCAACGACGAGGGCATCTGGAAGGAGTTCCAGGCCCGCTGTCTGGGTCCGGTGTTCGCCGAGCCGGTCGAGCAGGACCTGTCGGACCTGCTGCCCCGCTCGTGGACGGCGCAGTTCAGCTACGACCGCATGCTGCGCTCGGACGTCAAGACGCGCTATGAGTCGTATGCGACTGGCATCGACGCAGGGTTCCTGACCCCGGAGGAGGCGCGCCAGAAGGAAGGGCTCGAGCCCGGCAGCTCGGAATATGCGCCGGTGCCGTTCGCGCCACCGCAGGCCATCCCGTCGCTGGTAGCGGCCGACCGGCAGCTTCTGGCCAGCCGTTCGGCGCTCGAGGAGCTGCGCTGCGGCAAGTGCGGGCGGCTGGCGGGCAGGGTGGCCGGCGCGGCCGAGATCAAGTGCCAGCGATGCGGAGCAATGGTGGTGGCGGCATGAACCAGAACCAGCTGACCATGACGCGCGGCGACACGCGCACGTTCACCGTGACCATGACCGACGACGCCGGCGACCCGTATGACCTGACCGACGCCGCAGTGGACTTCACGGTGGGCGACCTGTTCGACAAGAGCGTGGGGGATGGCATCACGGTGGCGGACCCCGAGACGGGCGTGGCCGTCATCACCGTGGACCCCGACGACACCAACGGCGCCTCGGACTATCGACGCGCCCACCGCTACGACGTCCAGGTGACGCTCGCCGACGGAACGGTCAAGACGCCGCTGCGTGGGTTGTTCGTCGTGACGCCTGACGTGACCATCCCCGAGTAAGCAGCAGGAGATACCGATGGCCGCAGGAGCCTGGACATTCACCAACGCGAGCAGGACGAGCTTGCTCAACGGAGACTTCGACCTCGACACCAACACCTTCCTCATGGCGCTGTTCCTGTCGACCTCGAACATTGGCGCCGCCTCGACCACCTACGCGGGCGTCACCAACGAACACGCCAACGCCAACGGCTACACCACGGGCGGCTTCTCGCTCGGGGCGCTCACCCTGTCGGGCACGACCACCGTCACGGTCGACGACCCCGCCGATGCGGTGTGGACGGCCTCCGGCGGGTCCATCGTGGCCCGCTTCGCGGTCATCTACGAGTCCGGCGGTAACGTGCTGTGCTACTGCCTGCTCGACTCCACCCCGGCCGACGTGACCGCCACCAACGGCAACACCCTCACCGTCGCACTTCACGCGAGCGGCATCTTTACGCTGGCCTAACGCATGGCAATCGGCGCTGGCGCTGCCGGCGCATGGGCTGCCGTCAACGCAACAACGCAGACCGTCACCCTGCCGTCACACGCGGCGGGGAACATCCTCGTCCTCATCGCGGCGTGCAAGTCGGCTACGCCCGCCAGCCTCAACCTCCAGGTCACGACCCCGGCCAGCGGCTGGCATAAGGCGGCGTCGTTCGCCGACGGCACCACCGCCTCGGGCGTCGGCGTTGGGTCGGTGACGCAAGCCATCTTCTGGCGCGAGGCTACGTCGGGAGCGGAGACGAACCCAGTCGTGACGTGGGGCGGCTCCCAGACCTCCACCCCCGGCATCGCGGTGGCGCTGTGCTTCACCAAGGGCGCAGGCGAGACGTGGAACGTGCCCGCCATCGTCCAAGCTGCCACCAACAACGCCACGTCCATCAGCGTGACGATGGGCGCCAACCCCGGCATCACCGCCGGCGACTTCGGCATCGTGACGCACACCACCCGCGACGACTCGGCCCTGACCGTCCCGACCTGGACGGCCACCAGCGCCACGCTCGCGGCGGTGACGGTGTTCCCGGCCACGCCCATCGCGTCGGGCACGTCGGACGACATGGCCGGCACCTCGGCCTATCGGTCGGTCACGTCGGGCACTGCATCGGCCGCTCCGGTCTGCACTGGCACCCAGGCGGCGGCCGAGACGGGCGTCACCGGCTTCATCCGCCTGCGGGTGGCGGCAGCTGCTCCGCAGTCCGTGACCCCGACCACGGCGAGCCTGGCGACCGCCACCTTCGCGCCGACCGTGACGGTGCCGAACAACGTCAGTGTCACCCCCACGACCGCGAGCCTGACCACCGCGACGTTCGCGCCTACCGTCACCGCCACCGCACACCAGACCGTCACCCCCACCACGGCCTCGCTGACGACTGCCACCTTTGCTCCCACGGTGACGACGCCGGTCCTGGCGACGCCTGCCACCGCCTCACTGTCGACCTCTACGTTCGCGCCGACGGTGAGCGCGACCCAGAACCAGCTCGTCACGCCCGACACCGCAAGCCTGACCACCGCGACGTTCGCTCCGACGGTGACGGCGACGGCTCACGTCACGGTCACACCAACCACCGCGAGCCTGTCGACCGCGACGTTCGCCCCGACGGTGGTCGCCACCGATCACCAGCTCGTCACGCCGACCACCACGGCTCTCAGCACGGTGACATTCTCGCCCACGGTCACGGCGTCGGACCACAAGAGCGTCACACCGGCGACCGCCAGCCTGTCGACCTCTACGTTCGCGCCGACCATCTCGGTGTCGATTCGCGTGTCGCCGGACGTGGCGAGCCTGACGACCTCCACCTTCGCGCCGACGGTCGCGGTCACGCAGCACCAGCTCGTCACGCCGGGCGTTGTGGCGCTCACCCTGTCCACGTTCGCCCCGACCGTCACGGCCACGGCCAACACCAGCGTCACGCCCACGACGGCGGCCCTGACCCTGACGACGTTCGCGCCTTCGGTCGAGCTCGACAGCGCCGGCACCTACCGGCCTGGACCGGCGACCCTGACCACGACCATGTACCGGCCATCGGTGACGGTGGCGTTCGCCGGCCTTGGCGCGGCCATCGACTCCGATGGCATGGGCGCGGTGGTCGTGCCGGATGCTCCGCTGTCGGTTGAGATGAGCGACGGGCAGCCCGTTCGGGTGGTGGTGGAGTCGAGCGACACGGTGCGCGCCGATATCGGTTGACGGGTAGAATGAGGCCGCCTGGGTTCAGCGGGTAACATCATTGAACGGTCGTCAGTGCTGAACCCACTGGCGGCCGTTTGTTGTGAGGCCGGATATGCGTACGTTGGAAGAACGGTTTTGGGCGAAGGTCAAGACCGATGGCGCCTGCTGGCTGTGGCAGGGAGCGGTGACCGGGAGTCAGGGATACGGTCAGTTCCGGGGCAAGTCCCATCACCCCGAAATGGCTCATCGCGTCAGTTGGGAACTGGCGCACGGTCCACTCCCTGACGGTAAGTGGGTACTCCATCGTTGCGATGTCCCACGCTGCGTCCGGCCGGACCATCTGTATCTCGGTACGCCTTGGGACAATGCTCAGGACAGCCGGGAAGCGGGCCGAATCCGAGGAGTACGAGCGCGAGATACGCGTGGCGAGTTCGATCCGGCGGGCGAGATTGTCACCGTGCGCATGTCGAGTGTGCTGCTAGGCAAGTTAGAACGCATGTCGGTCGCCGCGCAGTCGTCACGTTCAGATGTTATTCGGCAAGCCGTGGAAGCGTACTGCGACGTCCGTATGACACAACCTATGGAAATCTCGCGTAAGTAAGCACGCCACACTTGCGTGGGTGTGGTACGGTCCCCATACGCAATCGAATCACTGACGGCGCAAGGGCCATCGAGCCCGCCGTACATCGACGAGAGCCTTCGAGCCCCACGGCTAGGAGGCTTTACCTATGGCACGACGCTTCTACCGCAAGGTCGCCGCAGTCCGCGATCTCCGCAACGCTCCCGGCAACGGGGACGACACGCTTCCCAGTGACGCGCCACCCGAGGCACCCGAGGACGTGGGCGACGCTCCCTCGTACCGCGACCTTCAGGCGCAGGCCAAGGCCGCAGGGCTGAACGCAGCCGGCACGCGCGAGGAGCTCGAGGAGCGACTGGCGGCCAACCAGTGAGCGACGAGGAGCTGACCAACCTCAGCATCCCGGTCGCCGAGGTCGCCGTCCGCAACCTGGCGAAGCGCGAGATCGACGTCCGCATCGCCCCGTTCGACACGGTCATTGAAACCAACGACGGCCCCGAGACAATCGTGCGCGGGGCGTTCGCGGGGACGAATCCCGACGACGTCCTGCTGATGGGCCTCGAGCATGAGGTGCATCTCGGCATGGGCCAGGGCGGCAACATCGTCCCCACCCGTCACCCCACCGGGAAAGCCCTGACCATCGAGGAACGCGAGGACGGCGCCTACGCCACCTTCCGCGTGGCTCGGACGGCCAGCGGCGACGAGATTCTGGCCCTCGCCGACGAGGGCGTCGTCCGTGGCGTGTCCATCGAGATGGGCAGCAAGCGCCGATTCCGCACGTCAACGCACAACGGTCGGCGCATGAACTCCGTCGAGTTCGCTGACCTTCGCGCGCTGTCGCCCACGTACCGACCGGCATATGCGGGGGCACAAGTCCTCGCGGTGCGGTCCCAAGAGGAGGATGCCCCAGTGGCAGAGGAAAGCGCCCCGGCCACCGGGGCACCCGCAGTCGACGAGAAGCCGGACGAGCCGGTTCGTCTCGAGGAGGTCCATGCGGCGCGCAGCCAACAGGAGATGTCGCTCCTGTCGCAGTTCGCCCACCATGTCAACAAGCCCATCGAGGACATCGTCGGGCGCCTGGAGCGCATGGAGGAGCGGACCCGGTCGCAGTTCACCGTCCCGGCCGCACCCGAGAAGAAGGCCGAGTTCAGCATGGGCCAGTGGACCGACACGGCCCTGCGCCTGCTGACCGGCGAGCGCATCCCGCCCACGTCGGAGCAGTACCGCATCGTGGCGGAGCTGGTCACGACCGACAACGCGGGCGTCGTGCCGGACGCATTCAGCGACCGCATCATCGGCGTGATCGACCCCCGGCGGCCGTTCATGGCGACGACCGAGCGAATCCCGACACCCGAGTCGGGCATGCAGCTCGTGGTCCCGAAGATCGTCACCCGCCCCACCGTGGCGCGGCAGACGGCAGAGAAGGACGAACTCTCGTCCGGTGAGACGAGCATCACGACCGAGTCGTTCAACGTGCAGACGTACGGCGGCGTCGGTGACATCTCCATCCAGCTGCTGAAGCGGTCGGACCCCTCGTTCCTCGAGCTGTACCTGCGGCTGCTGGCCGAGGCGTACGCCATCGAGACGGAGGAGGCCGCAGTGCTGGCCCTCATCGCCGCCATCAACGACGGCGGGCCGGAGCCGGCCATCGCACTCAACCCGGCGGCCCTCGCCCTCGGCGCGGCATTCCAGACGTCGTTCAACGCCATCCGGCGCGGACCGGACACCATCTGGATGTCGAGCGAGGCCGTGGCGGAGTTCATCGACGCCAAGGCGAGCGGCACCAACGCCCCGCTGTACGGCAACCTCACGGCGGACTTCTCGGTCCCCGGCGGGGTGGGCGGGACGATTCAGGGTCTGCGAGCGGTCCACGTGCCCGCCCTCGACGCCAAGGGCGCGTACGCCATCGTCGGACCGTCCGACGGCTTCGCGTGGGCCGAGGATGGGACGTATACCCTTCAAGTGGACGTGCCGAGCAAGGCCGGACGCGACGTGGCGCTGGTGGGCATGGTGTGGCACGCCCCCTGGTATCCCGAGGCGTTCACCCTCTACAACGTCGCCAGCTAGCCGGTAGCTGACGATGGCGGCGGCCTGGCCCACCCTCGCGGCGCTGAAGCAAGTCCTGGACGTCACGAGCGACGACTGGGACGGCGACCAGCACCTCGAAGGCGTGCGCCAGGCCGCCATCGAACAGGTCAAGCTCGACGTGGGGGACTGGGACGACGCGAGCGACGCGCCGGACTACTCCCTCGCTCGAGCGGCCATGCTGCTGGCGGTGCGTATCGCCAAGGCACCGGCCGAAGCCAACATCCCCATCGAAGCGGCGGCGGACCCGGCGTACCAGCGGCTCCTCAAGGGCCACCGGCGCCGGTTCGCCATCGCCTGATGGCAACCCTCAAGGGCGGGCGCGAGCTGCGCCGCCGCATGAAGGCCATCAAGACCGTGTTCAAGCCGGTCGGTCGGCGCTGGGCGGACGACACCGTCAAGCTGGCGAAGCGCTACGTCCCGAAGGACACCGGCAAGACCGAACGCTCCATCCGCCGCAAGAACGCCTCGATGAAGCGCGCCACGGTGCAGGCCGCCTACCAGGCTCGCATCCTCATGGCGGGCTCGAAGGCGCACGACATCCGACCGAAGAAGATGCGGGCGGTCAAGTTCAACGTCGCGGGGCAGCCTCGCTTCGCCAAGCGCGTCAAGCATCCCGGCCACGGCAAGAGCGACTTCGCCAAGCGCGCCGCATCCGAGGCGCTACGCAAGAACCCGATGGCCGAAGAACTCATCCGCCAGTGGAACCAGGCGGCATGAACCGTGTCGAAGCCCGCACGGCTGCCATGCTCCTGCTGGACGGCTATAAGGCCGCCAACGACGGCGACCTGATGCAGACCTTCCCGACCCGCCCGATGTCGCTGCACCCGCCAGCTGCGTTCGTGGAGTCCATCAACACCGGCGACGTTACCTACACCGGAGCGGTGGTCATGCCGAACTGGCAGATCCTCATCCGCTTCGTCCGTGGCCTGGTGGCTCGGGGTGACGTGGTGGAGGCCAACGACGCCCTCATCGACGGCTTCTGGCAGTACGTCATCGACAACAAGCATGCTGCCGGAGGCGCCACCCTGACCCTGCCGGTCGAGTCCAACGACGACGACGGCTGGGTGCCCGAGTGGATGCCCGCCGACACGGCCCTGCCGTACTACTCGACGACCTTCCTCCTCTCGACCGAGGGCCAGTTCAGTGCCCTCTAGCGTGTCCATGGCTGCGGGACAGTACGCAGCCGGCGTCCCAATCGTGTCCCGTACATACCGGAGGATCTACCAGTGACAGTCGCCGCGACTCCGGGCCTCGTCAAGCTGCGAGCCCACCAGTTCGCACGGCAGACGGCGTTCGCCACGCCGGTCGCCGCCGTGCGGAGGTATCCGTTCACGGGCGTTCCCGACACCGACCTCGCATGGACCGACCCCGAGGTGGATGCGGGATCGCTCGACCCCATCGTGGCCCCGTACCGCGAGGCCGAGAACCTGACCGCCGCGCACAACGCGCCGGCCCTGTACTACAACGACATCCCGCTGATGCTGTCGGCCATGCTGGGCGACGACGTCGACGCGGTCGGTGCTGGCACGGCAAAGACGTGGACCCACCAGCCCGCCTCCCTCACTGCCGACGAGCTGGACCTGTACACGTACGAGTTCGGCGACGACCTCGACGGCACGGGTGGCAAGCCCAACGACTGGTTCCAGTTCGGCGACGGCCTGCTCGAGTCGCTGACCATCACCGGCCCTGAGGGCCTAGGCGCGCTGTCGGCTGACCTGGCCTGGCGCTTCGGCATGGTGCGCTACGAGGGCTCGACCGAGTCGGGCCTGCAACCCACCCCGTCGGTGCCCACCGCCGCCCTCAGCGTGGACAGCGAAGGCGTGCCGGTCTATCTCGGCAACGCGGTGCTGTCCATCGACTCGGCGCACGGTGACATCGGGACCACGGCCATCTCGGATGCGCTGCACTCGTTCACCCTGACCATCAGCCGCGAACTCGACCTCAAGCGCCTTGCCAACGGCAACGGCTTCGACCTGTCGGGCTACGGCGTCGGGCCCCGCTCCATCGAGCTGTCCATGCAGTTCGCCAAGACGGCCGACACGGTCGGCGTCGGGTCGGAGTCGGACGCATGGTTCAGCGAGACGGCGGTCAACCGCTTCGTCGAGATCGAGTTCACGTCGACCGCCTTCGCCCAGACGGCCGGCTCGCCGGACATCCCCTACTCGTGGCAGCTGCGGATGCCGCTGCGCTACTACACCCGCGAGGACGGCGCCATCGGGAACAACACGACCGTCACGCTGGTCGGTCGGGCGTTCTACCACTCGACTCTCGGCTACGCCTTCCGTTCGGTCCTGGTCAACACTCTCGCGACTGCGTCGCTGTAGCCATGCAGTCGCCAACCGTGGCGGTCCGTATCGGACCGTGCGCCTGTCCGGGCGCGCCCCATGAGGAGGGCGACGTCGTCAACCTGCGCGAGAAGCTCGGGCTGGCGGCTGGCGTCCAACTCCAATCGTCCATCATCGCGGCCAGCAACTCGGGGCTGAGTGGCCCCGCCGTGACCGGCATCCTCGGCGAGGCGTATCTGCTGGTCGGGGTTGAGTCGTGGAACCTCGTCGACGAGACGGGCAAGGCCATCCCGGTCACGCCCGAGTCCATCCGCGACCAGCTGCTCAGTGACTTCGAGCGCAGCACCGTGGCCGCCGACAAGGCCGATGACCTGTACGCCACCCGGTACGTGGTCCCTTTAGTGAACAGGGTTGCCAACTCGTCGCCCTCCACAACGACAGGCGGACCGACGTCAGTGATCCGCAATGGTGGCGGGACGAAACGGCACCGGCCATCGAAGCAGTCCTCGACTACCACTACGGAGATGGCCGTCACCGCGACGACTTCGAGCTAGCGCGATGGCGGTTGCAGGTCATCGCCGACCGACAGGTGGGCACGAAGTGGCGCCAGCAGGCCGCCAACCAGGCGACCTCGGAGGACGCTGCCATGCGCCGCCTGCGCGTCAGCGTGAAGGGGTGAGCCGTGGCAACCGCTGAGACTGCGAAGCTCATCGCAGCCCTCGAGCTGCAAGACAAGTTCAGCAAGCCCCTGGGCAAGGCCGAGGGAGCCATCGGCGGGTTCGAGAAGCGCCTGTCGGGCATGCAGCGCAACGCGGCGCTGGCCGGCCAGGGCGTCAACCGTGGGCTGACCAACCTCGCCAAGATCGGCGTGGTCGGAGCCGTGGCGGGCGTCGGCTTGCTGGTGGTCAACGTCAAGAAGGGCGTCGATGCGCTGAACGAGCTTGAGAACGTCACGGTCGCCACCCAGACCGTACTCAAGTCCACGAACGGCATCAGCGGGCAGACGGCCGAGGGCATCCGCGAGATGTCCGAGGAGTACGAGAACCTCAACGCCACCATCGACGACAAGGTCATCCAGTCCGGCGCCAACCTGCTGCTGACGTTCACCAACATCCGAGACAAGGCCTTCGAGCCGACGCTCGAGGCCGCATTGAACATGAACGAGGCGCTCGGCGGTGGGCCGGAGGGCCTGCAAGGCATCGTCACGACCCTCGGGCGTGCGCTGAACGACCCGGCCAAGGGGCTGTCGCGGCTGGAGAAGCGTGGCGCGACGTTCACCGACCAGCAGAAGGAAGAGATCAAGGCGCTCCAAGAATCCGGCGACATGCTGGGAGCGCAGGAGATCATCCTCGACCGGCTGGCCGACCTGTACGGTGGCCGCTTCGCGGCGGCGGGTGACACCGCAGCCGGCAAGCAGGCGGCACTGGCCGACCGCATCGAGGACGTACAGAAGGCACTCGCCGGCCCGCTGCTCCCGGCCATCGACCGGGTGCGCGACAAGCTCATCGACTTCCTCGGCTCCGACCGCGTCCTCCAAGGCGCCGAGCAGCTGGGCGAGTCCATCGCCGGCCTGTTCACCGACGCCAACTTGGAGCGCGGGGTGGCCCTGCTGGAGCAGGGCATGGACGCCCTGACCAGCGGCGACTTCTCGGGCATCTCGGCCGACATCGGTGGCATCGCCTCCACCGTGGGCGGGCTGCCGTGGGAGTCCATCGGCAACGCCGCGCGCCTGCTGGGCACCGGCTCCAAGGCGCTGCTCGACGCGTTCATGGGCCTGCCGCCGTGGGTGCAGACCGCCGTCCTCACCGGCTGGGGGCTGAACAAGCTCACCGGCGGGGCGCTGGGTGGGATTCTCGGAGGCGTGACGACCGGACTCGGCAAGTGGATCACGCAGAAGCTCGGGCTGATGACGGTCCAGGCCGGCGTCGTCAATGTCAACGGTCCTACGGGTGGACCGGGCGGCGGCAAGGGGCCAGCGAGCAAGCTGCCCCTCGTGGCGGGCCTCGCGGCGCTGCCGCTGATGCTGTCGGGGTCGACCAACAACAACGCGCAGATGGAAGCGGACCGGCTGAAGGTCAAGAGCGGCGAGATGACCAGGTCCGAGTTCGACCGCCTGTGGAACCACGGCGCCGTCGCGCAGTCCCTGAAGCGGGTCGAATCGCTCACGCGGGACGAGCGTTCGGCCATCCTCACGTCCGTTGACGCGACGCGCGGCGTCTCAGGCGCGGTAGGCGGGCTGGGCCCGCGCATCGACGCGGTGGCCCGTACGCCGCACAACGTGGACGTCCGCAATAACGTGAACGTCAACAACACGGTGGGCGTGTCGGTCATCGCCAACCAGATGTACCGCTCCACCGTGCTGAGGACCTCGACGGGCTTCTCTGAGTCGACCAACTCGGCGGGCATCTAGTGGCCCGCTCGTTCGTCATCAAGCAGGGCGAGGACGAAACCCCCGAGTCCGACCTGACCGACGCCACTTCGCCGGT